TGCTGATAAAGTTATTCACAAAAACACTGGAATAAATAAATTAGATGCACTGTTAAAGAGAATTATTACTCAAATTGAAGATGCTTATACCAATTTGTCTTCAAACAAAAAAGAAAGAGAATCTTTTAGATATCATTTTTTAATTAATTTTAAGAATTTACTTGGACCGGTGGATGCAAATCGAGATGCTCCGGGTGATGAAAGGATGGCGCTAGCTGAACAGGATTTTAAAGTAGAGTTAGAACAGGACGATATCGATAGTGAACCGGATCCAGACAAGTTTCTTCCTTCTCGCCCGCAGGACATTGAAGCAGCAAAAGCTGAAGAAGAGGGACAACAAGGTTTCGAAAAGTTAGACTCTGATGATCCATATGTAAGACAGGGTGCAGAAGCCGCTGAACAATCTATGAATGATGTTGAAAACCAAATTGTTTCTTCGTACGAGGGTCTTATCGCACCAGAAGACGCAGCTGCTTTTAAAGATTGGGGCTTAACTAATCTTAAATTATACTTTGATATGTTCGAAGGTGAAATGGGAGTCGACATTGGAGAAGAGCCAGCAAGCCCAGAATACCCACAAGAAACTGATACTTTAAAAGAAGTAATATATGAGATATAATATATTAAGTATTTTCAATAATATACTTTATTAATATAATTGGTAATTTTTAATTACATAAAATATTGTACCATATTTTAGAATTAAATTTAAGATGGCCTGGAAAAAGAAAAAAAGACTCTCAGGAAAAAATGCTCACTATAGCATCTCAAAGAGCTTGAGAAAGAAACAATTATCCTCAGAAGAATTCGAACTGATGCTTAATGCGCTGTCTCTAGAAGATGTTATTGCCCTTAAATTAGAATTAGCCACAAAACCATTTGGTGGAAAGTGCTTTGGTATACCAATTTGGCACTCTACTAGAGAGATTGTACAAGATGCAATATTAAAAATGGCACTATCTACAACCAGATCTAAAAGAGAGGGCGCAAGATTTTTAGGTTTACTTCCTAACGATTTCAGACATTTATTAAAAAAATACAATACAGAAAGCTTTTTTGAAGAAAGTAGTGAATAGTTATTGACTAATGAGTTATCATATATTATAATATTATGGTTCTTTGATATGGGGGCGAAACGGTTTCGACAGAGGGTTGATATATTAACGTGCAAGACTGTGTGAGTAGCACAGTAAAAATACTCAAACTTTTAAAAGCCAACGATAACGTTGAATTTAATTACGCCTTAGCTGCGTAATTTGGAGTTGCTAGCACTTCATTAAAGAAGTTAGACGGTTTTCCAATTTTTCGGTTACAAAATTGGTGGTACGCGCACAGGGTTTGAATTATATAGGAAACTATATAATTTTTAGGTAGCCAACACCTTTAAGTTTGGTAAATGGATTCCCTGACGTATGTTGGGTGGCTGGTACTTCGGTGGTGAATGTGCCTATTCTTGTGAATGACGATAATATTAATGCTTTTTGGACTCGGGTTCGACTCCCGACGCCTCCACTAACTACAATACAACAAAGGTGAAATATGAAACGTAAAGTAGAATATATTTGGATTGATGGAACAAATCCAACCGCCCAATTAAGATCGAAAACAAAAATATTAAACATAGAAGAAGGAATTCCAGTTTGGGGATTCGATGGCTCTAGCACAAATCAAGCAAAAGGATCTAATTCTGATTGTGTGCTGAACCCGGTATTTGTCTGCAAAGATTCAATTCGTGGTTATCCCAATGAATTGGCGCTGTGTGAAGTATTGAATACAGATCTGACTCCACATGAGTCAAACACAAGAGCATCTTTATCTAAAGTATATGAAAAACATAAATCTGAAGATGTATGGTTTGGAATGGAACAAGAATATACTTTTATTAATAGTTGGAGTGGATATCCATATGGTTTTGATCATTGTGCTGCAAAAAGTGGCAAAAATGGACCGGCCCCTCAAGGTCCATATTATTGCAGTGTTGGAGCAGGTTTAGCAATTGGTAGAAAAGTCGCAGAAGAACATCTTGATGCTTGTTTAGAAGCAGGATTAACATTATCAGGAATTAACGCTGAAGTAATGCCAGGACAATGGGAATTTCAGGTTGGCCCAATCGATGCTCTAGAAGTTTCTGATCAATTGTGGGTTGCACGATGGTTATTGCATAGAGTTGCAGAAAAGCATGATATTGCTGTATCTTTTGACCCAAAGCCCGCAGAAGGTGATTGGAATGGCGCCGGATGTCATACTAATTTTTCTACTGAAGAAATGAGAAACTCTTTAGAGGCTTGTGAGAAAGCAGCAGTAGCTTTAGGTGAGCGCACCCGCTTGCATATTGAAAATTATGGTGCTGATATCGAGAAGAGATTAACTGGAGATCACGAAACATGTTCCTATAAAGAATACAGATGGGGAGTTTCAGATCGTGGAGCGTCTGTAAGAATTCCATGGCAAGTAGCAAAAGAAGGCAAAGGCTATATTGAAGATAGACGACCAAATGCTAATTGCGATCCTTATGTGGTAGCAAAGCTAATTACAGAAACAGTTTGTGGAGGCAACTAATGGAAGATAAAAAAGAAAATAAAGAATGGACAACGGCAGCGCAATTTTCTACATATCAGGAAGCAGATAATTTTAGAAATGAATTGAATTCGAAGCATGAATTGGTGAAGGTCAAGCGCGGACGAGACACATATCGTGTTAAAGTTTGGGATCCTCCTCCAAAAAAAGAAGAAATTAAAAAGGTTAAAAAGAAGTTGAAAAAAGGCGATAATAGTACCAGAAGGAGAAAAAATGATAACAAGAAGGTACGCTATCGACCAGAACAATCGTAAACTTTTCATTGGGAGTGCTGTAAGATATAAATCTAATCTCTTTTTAGTACAAGAGATAGACTATCTTTCTTGGAACACCAATCAATATTTAACGCTAATGGCAGTAGAAAACAAAAATAAAAAATTACATTATATTTCTCCAAACGACGTAAGAGTTATTAACAAATGAAAAAAAACATTTTAATAGTTGGAACCGGTACCATTGGTGAGCCTTTAATCGGCTTATTATCAGATTTTAAAAACAAACTTAATATTAATGTATACTTCCACAAAAGAACGCCACTATTAGATGAGTGCGCAAAAGTTGAGAGCCTTTGTAATAGAGGGGCAAAATTAGTCGTTGATAAGGAAAAAACAAATGAATTTCTTAATTTAAGACATAGGCCGGTTTGTAATTATGAAGATGCTTTAAGTATGGCAGATGTTATAATTGATTGTACTCCTGCAGGAAACATTGCTAAAGAGCTACATTATAAACCATTAGCTAGAAAAGATAAAAAAAGATTGTTTATAGCCCAAGGAAGCGAAAAGGGATTCGGCTTACCGTATGCATATGGAATCAATGATTCAGCGCTATTAAGATCAACTCCGGACTTTGTACAAGTTGTGAGTTGTAATACACACAATATATGCAGTATAATAAAGAGTCTATCACCAGATTTTGATAAAATCCTTAATTCCGACTTTACTTGCATTAGAAGAGCTAATGATGTTAGTCAAAATGGCAGTTTCATTGCTTCTCCTCAAGTTGGAGGACATCCAGATACCACATTTGGCACTCACCACGCTAGAGACGCCTCCAAAGTTTTAGAAACGATGTATCATATATTGCCCATTTATTCTAGTGCTTTAAAAATCAATTCGCAATATATGCACACTATTAGGTTCAATGTTCGGTTAACTGGATATCACGACAACCACAGCGTAGAGCATATGTTCAGAGAAAATCCTTTTGTTGCGCTTACATATAAAGATCTCGCTAACAAGGTTTTTTCTTTCGGCCGAGATCATGGATATTATGGTAGAATATTTAATCAGACGGTTGTATCTTTGCCCTCTCTCGGTACAGTTAACTTGGCAGGTAGTACAAAAGTTACAGGTTTTTGTTTCACCCCTCAAGATGGTAATTCTCTGCTCAGCAGCATCGCCGCGGCGCTTTATCATATATATGGACAAGGATATATAGAGAAGATGAAGATGTTTAATAAGTATCTTTTTTCGGAGGTTTAAGTGAAGTATTCATATGATTATATATGTGAGCCGAGAAACATAACTATCATAGCAAAAAGCACACCACTGAACAGTAAAGGAATTGACGTCATTTTCTATGTTGATGGAAAAGAGGCTTATTTAGTACATTCCACCCTTCGTACCTTTATGCCATTAGAGTCTGATATTGATGATTATGTAGCCAAATGCTGCAGCTCTTTTAAAAGGTTAAACGAACATGTGATTCAAGATCGATGTGATGAAGATAAAATAATGCTTGTTTTATATATTTATCGGGCCTTAAAGAAAGTGGAAAAAAGATCTGGTACCGTCGTCTGGAGATTATAGGTCAGAATGCTTTTTAATCCCGTCTCTTATAAATTTACTTATAACTTTAAATTTTGGTCCCAGCGTGATAGTTGGAAACCTTACGTGTAAAGAGTGAATAAGCCCAACCAATTCAAAATTGTTATTTAACACCATAGAACCAGATGATCCACCAGCGGCCGGAATTGAATACATGGCGCAACCATGAAAGGAAATTCCGTTATATCGCCCTTCTAAAATGGGTACCATTCCTTTATTGAATATCCCTGCAGGCGCAGCAATATTAAAAAGTTTGGCTCCTGGCATCGGACTATTAAGAGCTAGTTTTACAGGGGGTTTGTTTAGATCCTCTGCGTAGAGCATGCATATATCATTTTGCCTCTTCTTGTCTCTTTCTAATATTTTTGCTTCAAACTCTTCTCCAGTCAATGCTGTTAATATTAATTTTTGTTTTGTATTTTCGCTTGAGGGTCTACATATGTGATTTGCAGTAATTACCAGACTTCCACTTGGAGTGTTATAAACCACAAATGCCGATCCACTTGAGGCGCCACCTCTTTTAAGTGTGATGCACTTCTTTTTTCCGTCGACCATATAGCAATGCTCATAATACTCTTTTACCAATACGTGTAAAAACGAATCTCTTGGTAAGTGTTTAACCGTCCTTTCCGTTTCGTAGTTGTATCCTACTGGCGCCCTATCAAAATTAAAGTTGAATGCGCATGTGGATATTAAGAATGAAGCTGCAATTAACAATATTATTTTTAGTTTCATTTTGCATTCCCAGCCTCTTTTAGTTGTAATTTGTATTCGACAACTGTTTTCTTGTTGACTATTTTTTCTTTATACTTTGCTACGACCTTATATCCGATGTTTGTTAGTCGTATTAATGTTTTTTCTGGGTTGTACATCGTTTTTCCAGATATAACATCAACAATAAAATTTATTGCATTAGTAATTAATTTTGCTCTATCGTCTTTTTTGAAGTCTATTAATTTATATATCCTTTTTTCCTTATGTTTGTTTTCCATCCACACAATTGTTTCTGCGACATGTGGTAGAAACGTCTTGTTTGTTTCTTTGTCTTGCTGTTCGGTTGTTTCATAAAGAAAGCCTTTGATTGTTGCTAAATGGTCGTCTTTTAGTTTAAAACACTGGTTATTGCAGTACACAATTTCTGCATTAGAAGTCAGTGGAAAAATTAAGGAAAATAAAGTAATCAGCGCTAGCGATGTTTTCATTTTTAAAACCTCCATTAATAACTATGATTGAAGCCAACAAAACAGAAGTTCTTTTTCATATTAACTTGGAGAGTACTATTTATTATTGTATGTAATACGAAAAACCGGAGTTACATGGCAAAAAAAACATATATATTAGACACTAGTGTCTACCTAACAGATGCAAACGCGCTAACTTCTTTTCAGAATAACGACATTATTATTCCCTTTAAAGTGTTAGAAGAGGCTGATAATCACAAAAAGCGTCAAGATAACGTCGGCGCCAACGCCAGAAATTTTATAAGAAAATTAGATTCTTTACGTGATCATGGCTCTTTACACACCGGTGTAAGAATTGGTAAAGGCAAGGGCATAGTTTTTGTTAACTCCCCGGTGACTAATCCACTAGATATGTCTATTGCAGATAACGAAATTATTGTCACTGCGCTCGAAGAAAAAAATAAAAACCCAAAAAGAAAAGTAATTGTCGTCTCTAGGGATATTAACATGAGAGTTAAATGCGATGCTCTGGGTTTAATGACAGAAGATTATATTGTTGGCCAGGTTGTGAAAGACACGCAGCAGCTATATAGTGGGTTTAAGACATGTCTTGTGGATGATCAAACAATTGATCAGTTTTATGCGGGCGAGAAAATATACTTAGAAGAGGAAGATGTTAAGCTTTTCCCAAACCATTATATATTATTAGTTTCTAGCTCAAATGATAAAAAAACAGCGCTAGCGAGGTTTTATGAATATTCAAAGCCCCTTAAAAGGATTAATGGAGAGTTTAAAAAAGGAGTTTGGGGAGTAAAGCCCAGAAACAAGGAGCAGAACTTTTCTTTAGACCTTTTAATGGATCCGGCCGTCCAAATTGTAACACTAGTGGGAAAAGCTGGAAGTGGCA